CTCTATTGTAATGGTATCTATCGGGAGAGCCACGAAAGTCGTTTCTACGCGTTCTAAGGGCGTAATAATAACCGTGTCCACCACTTGCACTATTTCGGGTTGGATAATCGTAGGGTCTTTCTGTATTGCTCTTCTTAGATGAAAGCTTGCAGAACAAGACGTTAAGGCTACTAGACAAATAAGGCTAATGATTGCTAGAACCTTAATTGTGTCGGGGTTGGGTTTTGTTATTGTCATTCGGGGTCATTTGGTAAAGTGCCTGGATCACCGTCTATCCTACCTGGAGGGCCAAACCACGAAGGGCCACCGTCATCCTTACTAGCAGTAGGGGCGTTAGGCTTGTCGGTTACGGGTGTGTTGGTGACTTCGTTAGAATCGTAAGCTAACCACGTTTGGTCAAGGAATCCATCCCTAGCGAAGAACTTAGAACTTAACACGAGGTATTGAACCGTCCCCGAAGAACCCAAAGGAAAGCCAGCCCCCGTAATGGTACGACCAGCCAACGTCAGGGAGTCTATAAACTTCATATCGGGACGCTTAACGGGCTTTTGATAAATCTGAGCGAACTTCTGAAGTAGGTAGGTTATTAGTGGCGTGTCAGGTGTTCCCGTGCCGTCAGTCCAGTTCTCGGTATCGTTGTCCCAATCTGTCCCATCATACACCCTAGCCTCACTAGGTACGTTCCCCCTTTTGTCGTTTATGTATAGGTTGCCGACATCCTTCACGAGCGTGCTAAGACCCGTTTGACCCGTGTCAATGGAATGGACGAAAGTATCCGATTGCTCGTTATACGCACTTCTAACGGTTGTCCCTTGCTTCTCGTTTCTAAACCCTCCAGCGATCTTCTGAGCGTCCGTAAGTGTAAAGTCTGTATCTACGTTCGAACTAGATATAACGGCGTTTGTGTTCTTCTCTAGGGCTAGGAATTTCAGTTGAACCGTTACGTTTCCCTTGCCTCCGCTTATGTGTACCACGTTTCTAACTCCCGTGTCCCTAATGGGTGGGTGCATATTGGTTCTAGAGGCCCAGCCGTAATTCTTCCCAACTACTAGGGTTTCATTAGCCCCAAGAACTCCATTTAAGGGCATATCAGTAAAGTCGGGGTAAGGTGGTTCGTGACCACTAGGAACCGTGTTATGTGTGCTGAAGAGGTTAGTTAGCCCAAGTGTAAACCAACGCTCGGTAGTGTCCCAAGAATTCGTATAACTAAGAACGTCCCCTAGCTTATTATGTAGGCTACTTGTTTCCCTATATGGCCCCCAGTAGTACGTTTGAGAGTTGTAAACCGTTGAAACCAAAGCCCTTAACTCTACCCAACATTCTTGGGCAAGTGCCTGAAGGTTCTTCAATGGGTAGCATCCAACTATAAAGTCAAATGAAATAAAGCCATTGTCATCGGTTGAAAATGTACCCGTGTCTGTGTTGCTCGTTAGGTGCTGGTCAGGGTTTATGAGTTCTTGCCCGAACTTCTCACTTAAAACAATTAGGTCAGCCGCTTGCTCAAAGCCAACAGACAAATCTTGAAGCTTGGTATTCGTGAAGCCACTCCCGAAGGTTCTAGTTCCGAAGTCTACCCCCGTGTAGTCCCTTGGGTCATTCGTGTTAGTGTGTAACTCAAAGTAGTCCCGATCAAACTTCCTAATGAACGTAGAAGTAGCAACGAACATCTTAGGAATAGGGACAATCTCAAAGCTTCCGTTCATCATCCTAATCTGAGAATGAAAAGCGAACAAGATTCTTTCCAGTACCGAATCCCACGGCCTACCCTCAAAGATGGAACCTCTGTCCCCTACGTCTTGCCAGCGTCTATAAAATAGCGGCTTAAAGTCTTTAACGGTGGTTTCTGCTAGGGTGTCGAACTGAGTGTTGTAAGCCCTATGGTTGTTTGCTCTAAGGTCTACCGCACTAACTAGGAAGTCTGTCCCGTTGGTTAACTCTAGTGGGTCTACCTCTCTGAGCATCTTAACAATCGCACCAGCGAAATTACTAGGGTGTTCATCTATCTCCCACGGTGTCCCCGAAGCTATCTCTTTGAGTTTCCCTAGCCCACACATTGCGGTGACCCTGAAGACGTATGGCTTATGTGTAAGGTCGATATTTACCCCATCTTGGTAGACCACACCGCACCACATTAGTTCGGCATCTTCGTAGACTCGGATTCCAAACCTATCGTCTTGCAGTTCCATAATGTCGGACGCTAAGTCCTCTAGGTCGGGCAAATAGTCAACGTCCTTAATCATTATGCCCATTGATAACGAACTGCCTTGTATGGGGCTTAACTTGTCCCCTGAGCCGTATTCAATGGTGAAGCCGTCACGGTCTAACTCAATGTTTCTAGTGGGCGTTATCACCCCATTGTGTTCGGTGTCGATAATGTGAATGGTGTACTCCCTAGCGGTGGTGGTAGAAGTAAACTTAGCCTCTGCCCTAACCCTAGTGTCTGAAATGATCGCCATTAGTTGTAACGGGCTATTGTGTTATTTGATCTATTGCGTGAGGTTTCAAGGTCTGAACCTTTTATAGTCATACCGATTAAGCCCCCTACTAAGCCACCTAAAGGCCCAGCCATTGCACCGATTTGAGTACTTAGGAGTTGTGTTATCACCTGACCAATAGCATTAGAGAAGATAGCGGAAGCGTCTTGGGTTCCCCGTGCGGCATCTAGCAGACCCTGGGCAAGTCCACCAGCGGCAGACCCAAAGTCAAACATTGAATCTTCCAATAGCCCATACTCAAGGGTTTCGGGGTCATATCCGTACTTGGACCTTAATTGGTCTAGTCTGAATTGTTTCTGCCCCGATGTTCCCGACCTAAAAACTTCTTCAAGGAACGGCTCATCTATACCAGCCTCTTCTTCTATTCCGATATCAGCCAAGTCAAGGCCATCAACACCGAACTTTTTAAACTGCTCCCTCTCCCTTCTGAATGCTGCTAATTGGTCAGCTGACAACTTCCTATTACCTTGTAGGAATCTTGTGACACCGTTCATAGTGTTAGCGAAGTCAATCATTTCCTTCTTGGCCTTCTCCCTTGCCTTTAACTCTTCCTTGCTTAACTCCTTAGACTTCTCATCTTCATCTTTCGAACCAATGGGAATAGGCATCCCCGTTTTAGGGTCTAAGGTCGCTAGGTTGAATCCAGCCGAAACTGGAACGAATGGCTTTGCTCCCGTAGGTATCTGACCCATTGGAGTAGCCCCAGCCTTTACTGCCGCTTCGTATGTAGCCGTATTAGCCGCAGTTATCCTAAGTTGCTCGTTGTAATCTTTCTGAGCCTTCTCTAGTTGCTTAATGCTATACTCCGTGTCTGTCCAAAACTTGAGTTCATCAACGGGCAATTGATCCCAAGTACTTATAAGAACCTCCGTGGTTTCGACTATGTCCCCTAGTGAACTAAGAACACTTTTCCAAATGGAAGACTCGCCAATTGTATTAAGAAGGCTATCGAACTTGTCCCCAAGGTTAGACACGCTACCGCCTAGAGTTTCAGAGATTGCAGCCATTGAGCCGCTAACCCCCTCAAGGTCACCTAGACCCTTAACATACTCCTCAATTGCCTGAGTGGTGAAGTCTACGGTTGTGGCTTGCTCCTTAAAGGTGAATGTAACCTTGTCCCCCTCCTTGGATGCTTTAATGCCGAAGGCCTTGAGGCGTTCGAATTCCCCCGTTGTTGCATCTGCGACTGCTTCTGCTAACTGATCAAACCCTTGACCCACGGAACTAGCTAGGTCACCATATTGGCGCATTGCCTCCATTGAGGGTTTGAGGCCGTAGTTAGTGAGTTTAACAAAAGCACCCGACAACTCAGCGACACTAAAGGGCGTTCTAGCCGCCATATCCTTAATGTCCAACAAGGCTAGTTTAGCCGCACCACTAGAACCAAGGGTATTAGTAAGAACCGCTTCAAACTTCTCAAACTCAGACCTTACCTCAATGACCTTCTTGGAAAATGATATTAAGACTTGAGCAGAAAAGGCCACCGCTATCGCTCCCCCGATTTTCTTCATTGCCCCACTCATAGAGGCCTCCGACTTCTTGGAACTGCCCTTAATGGCTTTCTCCATCTTAGCCAGGTCGCTCTTCAGGCTGGTAACGTCAGCGGTAATCTTTACATTTAGTTCTTCTACGGTCATACGACAAAAGTAGTTTTACCCTTCTTGCCCCTTATTCCACGCTTCTAATACCTTGGCTTGTTCCTCAAAGGAAATAGCTGGTTTGTGGGGGTCACCGTCAATAAGTGGTATCTCTAGAATGTCCTTTGCTTTAACAGGCTTCTTGACGTGTGGGTTAATAAGTGCAGCCATCATATTCCGCCAGCGATCATCTTCCCTAGACATACGCCTATTCACCCCCTCTAGCCGATAGATGAACTCTTTGAATGTGGTATTGTAAAAGCGTTCTAACGGGAGGCCCAGGTCACCACACCAAAGAGCCTCTGCCTTGTCGAAGGTTAGTCCGCTACCTCCTTTCCCCCTTCCTTGTTCTCTACCTTTGGTAAGGACTCTAAGAACTCTTTAAGGGCGTTGCCCATTAGTTCGGGGTTGGTCTTGGCGGTTTCCAAGAAATCATCTTCTGTGACCTCTAACGGCTTCTTAACGGACTTCTTGTAAGCTAGGTGAGAAGAGTACATAAAGGAAGCGATCCGCTCCCAGTCCTCTAGTTTGAGTTGATCACCGTTCTCCCGATGGCCCGTGAAGAGTGCTACTATCTCAAATAGGTCAGCCATTGTCTGTTCGAAGGTTTCCAATCCTCTAAGCTTGCCGTACTCAATAAACGCCCTATTCGTCCAAATGAATTCTTCAATCTTCATAGTAGCTTCCTTATTATCGCTTGTACTCTTCTAACTATCTTATTCTTATTGTTCTCGAACGCTGGTCTTAGGTATGGCTTAGGCCCTCCATTTGGCCCCGTTCCCGTTGGCTTACCAAACTCTATGTAATTAGCATAAACCGCATTGCTACCAATCTTGAAGCCGTCTTCTATCTCGTTGGTTAGTATTGAGTCTTTAAGGAAGCCATCATCCACGGGGACTATTTCCCTAGCCTCACTCTGTATCTCTAACGCACTTGTAGCCAACTCAGCTAATACGGCATTATAGACGGCTATCTTAGCCTTAGTCAGCTTGCCCCTTAACCTCTCGTCTTGTACATCAACCCTAAACACTAGTAGCGGTAAAGGTGACCATTCCAGTTAGGTCAGGTGTAGGGAAGCTTTCCACTCGGTACGTTGTGCCCCTCCAGCTAATAGCCTTAATAGACTCGCTACCCGTGGTGGTTACCTCCTCAGAAGAATAGTCCGTAGCGTCCCTCATTGTAACGACAATAGAAGCGTTTCTAGAGGCGTTTGGGTTCTGTTGGGTGTACCCTGTGGATTCAACTTGAACGTCTGCGTACTGCTCTCTTAACTGCGTTAAAGCGGTTGTGAAGCCCCCAATCTCGTCCTCAGTATTGGTTTCCGTATAAAGAATTATTAACTCTCTCATCCTTACCTATTTAAAGTTAAGCATAAAAAGAGGTAAATCTCCTATACCCCGACAAAAGGTTTTTAACCGTGAATTCAGTTTCTGAAGTGATGGTTCCCTTAATGGTTACCTTCCTTTCGTCATAGAGTTCTGAGGCAATTAACAAGATAGCTTGTTGGATAGCATCGGGTAAAATTGAGGGTGTTGCCGTATAGGTAACTTCTATCTCTTCATATCCTGTATCGACCGAACTGACCACGAGCGTATCATCTCCCCTAGTCCTACTCGTTAGCGTTGTGCTATCCCCATTCTCATCGTAGCCCGTAACAACGACACTAGAGTAAGACCCATCCATTAGGGCAATAGGTAGTTCAAGGTGAAGCTTAGAGTTGTTGATCTCGTCTGTGAAGTCTGTTACTACTACCTTAACACCAATGACCTGGTCGAAGGCGTAACCCGTGTATCTCATAACGTATTCACGAGCGGAAGACAATAGGGCAGATAGTAAGTTCGTTTCCCCAGCGATGTCAGGGATTCTAGCGAATAGCTTTAACTCTGCTGATGTTACCCCAGTTTGGGCTGAAGTGCTGGTTATCTTAGTGCGTGTTCTCATAGTGCTAAAATACTACCACGAGCGTAAGACCTATAAAAAAAGGGGCCGAAGCCCCCTGAGTCAAAACCTAAAAACCTATGCTGCTAAGATAAACAAAATTTCTAAACCACAAAAAAGGGGGCCGAAGCCCCCTAGAAGATAAGTCACACGAATTAAGCATCAGCTTCAATTACGGTAGTGACGTTAGCGAACGTGTCAACGAAACAAGCGTCTGAATGGAACTTAGCAAAAGCCTCGCGCATCTCACCACGGACAGTAGTCTCGTTAGTGGTTACGTTAGTGCCGTCTTGCTCAAAGAACCTTACAGAAACTCCCTCACGCTGGAACAACTGACCGACATTCTGTGAATCCATCACATAGAACGTGTCACTAGCTACGGCTGAAGACTCCTGAATTGGGAGGCCATAGATAGTAGGCGTGTTGTCAACGAAGATGACAGGGGCGGTATATTGTCCCTGAGTGTCACGAGCGTAGGCCAACTGAACCAGGTCGGTAGGATTCATCATAATAGCGTCAGGAGCGTAATCGCTAGACTTCAGAAGACCGATAGCCGCCAAAATACAATCGTACTTAGTCGAAAGACCGTTAGCGATAGCATCCTCAAAGGAAGTACCCAGCAAGTCAGCATCAGTCAAAGCACCGCTAGACAGACCATAGAGGTTAGGAGCCGTTCCGTTACCAGTCAACAACTGAACATCTTCAGCGTTGTAGATTTGTCGTGGGAGTTCATACGCAAGGTAAGAAGTGATCCCTTGGAAGTCAGCCAACATCTGATTGGAAAGACGCATATAACCAGCGATAGTCTGAGCGTTGTACGTCTGAAGAGCGAAAGTCTTGTCGACTTGTTGCTTTGCAGAACCTTCAGCTACTACACCAGCCGCGTCAGTAGATGCGCTAATGTCGGGGA